TTACCAAGGAGGTATATATGTTAGATTTTACAATTCATGAAAATAAAGATAAATTAATAAAAACAATGGCAGAAAAATTATTTAATTTTCAAAATTGTCCGCCAGGTTGTGAAAAATATAAAGATTGTTCTTTTGGTAAAGATATTGCAATAAATTGTTGGATAGCCTGGGCAAAGCGGAAAATTGAAAGTCAGGTAAAAAATGGCACGGGATCCGGAAAATTATAATTATTACAAAAGCAATCTCTTAGGACAAGAGTACTGCATGCATAAAAAAACCGGGGAGGTTATTTTTCAGGACGGAATTCGCTATTCCCAGAATGAAATTAAATTATTAAAAAAACTATGTGAAAATAAAAAATTAAATGATGAAAAAAAAGAAAATACAATAAAAGCTATCCATATCTTGAAACAAGTTTTTTCCGGTGAAATTACCGATAATGAAATCGAAAAGGAGTTGAATAAGTGAGAGTGGCGGTATTATGCGAGTTTTCCGGAGCTGCGGCTATGGCTACCCAATGGGGTGGGCTATGAGCAACCTGATAACTCAATCGGAATTTTCGCGTAAGTTAAAAATATCACGCCAGGCTGTGCACGATGCAAAGAAAAAAGGATTACTCAATATAGAAAAAAAAGGAAAGCGGGAATATATCAATCTAGATGGATATAAAACAATCCGGTATATAAAAAATGATAACTGCCAACGCAAAGAAAAAAAGCAGAAAATTGAAGTAGATTTAAAAAATCTCACAATTAATACGCAATTACCTGCAAATATTGCAAAGGGATTACAACAAGGTGACACTATAAGACTAATTTTTGAAAAAGCCAGGGCAGAGGAAAAAATTGCAAAAGCAGAAAAAGCAAGGCTTGAAAATGCTTATAAAAGAGGAGAATTAATAATAAAGGAAAAAGTATATAATACAATAATGTATTATCTTGACCGGGTTAATAGGGGGATGGAACTTATTGGAAATACTTTCCTTAATGATACTGGAGATGCAATCGTCACGGCAGGAAAAGTAACCCCTGAAATTCGAAAAAGATTTGTAGATATGATGCTAAAGCATATCGATTCTGCAAAAAAGCAGACGATAAAATATATCAAAAAAATTGAAAAGGAGCAGGCTAAATGACGAAAGTAATAATTGAATCACCTTATGCAGGAAATTTTTCATGCGGTATTAAATGGATTGATAAAATTGTCAATTATTTTATCATCTTACAAAATAAAAGATACGCCCGCAAATGTATGCATGATTGTTTTTCCAGGAGTGAGGCCCCTTATGCTTCCCATCTTCTTTACACTCAGCCCGGAATCCTGAATGATAATAATTATATCGAAAGAAAAAAAGGTATCGAGGCAGGGTTTGTGTGGAGAAAAGGTGCAACCGTGATAGCGGTATATACAGACAAGGGAATTTCTAAGGGTATGAAGCAAGGGATTGCTCGAGCGCTTCTTGAGGGAAGGAAAATTGAATATAGAAAACTAAGGAGATGAATTATTATGAAAAATGAAATTATCCAGGGTAATGCCCTGGAAATACTTCAAACATTACAACCCGAATCAGCCCATTGCTGCATAACCTCTCCACCGTATTGGCAGCTTAGAGATTATGATATTGAGCCAACCACATGGACGGCCGGTACCTTTTCTCCTATGCCAGGTTTGCCGGAATTATCTATACCAGCCATGCAATGTGTATATGGATTAGAATCCGATATTTCGGCCTACGTCTGGCATACCGTCCAAATTTTCCGGGAAGTAAAGCGAGTATTGCGAAAAGATGGGACCTTATGGCTGAACATTGGTGATACTTATTGTACTTCAGGCGGCACTGGCTTCGCAGGAGATGATAATGGACTGGGAAAAAAATATAGTAGTAATGGAAAGCGAAAAAGAAATAGGATAAATACTGCAGGAATAAAAACTAAAAATATGTATGGCCTGCCCTGGAGGATTGCTTTTGCCCTACAAGCAGACGGCTGGTATCTTAGACAGGATATAATTTGGTCAAAAGCATGTCCTACTCCTGAGCCTATAATGATCGATAGATGCACAAAAGCGCATGAATATATTTTCCTTTTTTCAAAATCAAAAAAATATTATTTTGACAGCTTGGCAATTGCCGAACCATATAAAGAAAGAACAAAAACAAGTTGGAATACAAAAAAAAACGAGTTGAAGTATAAATCAAAAAAAGACAAAAAAATAAAAGGCCTTAATATGAAAAATTCCATAAAAGAAAGAAAACCGAATAAATACGGAAAAGCCTCTAAAAAATCAGTTTGGACAATCTCCGGCGCAAGGTTTTCTGATGCTCATTTCGCAGTTTTTCCGGTGAAATTAATCATTCCCTGTATTCAAGCCGGATGCCCTCCTGAAGGAACTGTACTCGATCCGTTCGGAGGTACCGGTACTACTGCCCTGGTATCTGCGAAATTAAATAGAAATTCAATTCTTATAGAGATTAAACCGGAATATATACAAATGATAAAAGATAGATTAAGAAAGGAAATTCCATTATTTGCATAAAGAGGATCGATAGGGAGTATATCAAAAGGAATTGTATTTATAAGGGCAAAAATAAAATGACCGAAATAATAACATCAACCGAGACGGATTGTTCATGGCTTATAGATGCATTTTCTCGCAGGCCTACAAAACATAGAAATATTACTATCCCTGAATATTCAGAGACAACGATAATCCCCGCCGGAAAGTACAGGGATGCATTATTCCGGCTCGACCGTGCACCTTACGTGCGCGAACCATTACAAAAACTTTCCCCTGGCTCAAATACGCAGGAAGTAAGATTGATGTTTCCAGCGCAAAGCAGCAAAACGACAATAGGCGAGATTGTTGTAATGTATTATATCGAAATTGTGCCCTCGGAAATTCTCCATGTAAACTCAAACGCAGATCAATGCCGTATATGGTTTCAAACTCGCATATCTCCACGGGCTATGCAAAAAGGAATAGAATTCCGCGCACAGGTGGAAGGCACAAGAAGGTCAGGAAATACATTATATTCAAAAGAATTTGATGGCGGGAATCTCGATCTTGCATCCGCCCTCTCATCTGCCCAGCTTGCCTCAAAAACAAAAAGGATAATTCATGCCTGTGAAATCGACAGATGGCGTGAAGAGTTAGGCTCGGAGGGTCTTACATGGGAGATTATGTACGCCAGGACTCAGGCATGGGGAGATCAAAGAAAAATACTTGCAGAGTCTACACCAGGCACATATGAGGCAAGCCTTATATGGCGATTATACGAAGAAGGAGATCAACGTCTTTTCTGGGTACAATGTCCTATATGCAAAGAACCACAAACATTGGAATTATATGCTGAAAAAAAATACGGTCTCTATTATGAAACAAAAGCCGGTATAATAGACACAAAGTCAATCTGTTATATTTGTCCATCCTGTGAGAAATCCTGGAAAGAATACATGAAACATTATGTACTTATGACAGGGAACTGGAGAAAACAAATAGATTCAAAAAATCCTTATATTTCGAGTTATCATATTAATGGCATTTACTCCCCTTTTTTGGGATGGGAAGAAATAGCAAGAAAACACAATAAGATCAAAAATAATTATATATTGCAAAAAAGTTTTGACAATCTTGTTATGGGAAGACCTTCGAAAGAAACGGGTGTACGTCCGAAAGCAGAAAAGGTGATTGAACTTAAGGGCATTTATCGTCCTGGAATAGTACCGGAAGGTGTATTGTTTTTGACGATAGGCATGGATGTACAGCGCGGATCAAAAGGGGACAAAAAAAATCCGCCCCGGGTAGAGCTGGAAATATTGGGTACCGGACCCGGATATCGCACATGGTCAATCGATTATCTGAGATTTGAGGGAGAAGTGACGAATCCGCACGGCGGCGCATGGGAAAAATTGCACAAATGGGCAGTTGATACCGGGCTGGTATGGAAGCGAAAAAGCGATCTTAAAGAATTCCGGCCTATGCTGATTTTCATTGATTCAGGCGATGGATATCTTACCAGTACCGTATATACATTTACCCAGCGCTGGAAAAATACATTTCCCATCAAGGGAACCTCTTCCTTGAAATCACCAGAAAAAGGCGATCCAATCACAAAAGAAAATTTTTCCCGATATCGGTATACACTGATTGCCGAAGGGTTGATATTATATACAATAGCTACGAATTTCTACAAAACAATGATATATAATAACCTCAAAATTAAGCGTATTCCAGGAGAAATACAGGCACCCGGATTCTGCGATTTTCCCTTTGAATACGGACAAAAAGGGTCAAAATATCAATATTATTTCTCCATGCTCACGGCTGAGGAAAAATTGAAAGACGGAAGATTTGACAATGGCGGCAGACGTAACGAAGCTCTTGACTGTAGAGTTTATGCCCTATGTGCCGCAGATGTCTATCTTTATGGTCTTGTAAAAAAGCTTAGAGACGCCATGAAAGGAAAGATGAAACGGGAGGATATCGAAAAAATTAATCGGAAATGGATAATTGAAAAGCTAAAAAAAGAAATAGGTACTCCTCTGGGCTTTTGAAATGCCAGGGTACCTGAACGGCAAAGACGCCTGGCATACTATTTGCATGTATATTAATATGAAAATATATGACCCAAATAAACGAAAAGCAAGATACAGAAAAAACCGGAAAAAAGAACTCAAAAAGGCAAAAGAAAGATATCGAGATAACCGGGAAAAGCTCAAAGCAGATGCTCTGGCCCGATATTATATAGAGCACGAAAAAAATAAAAAGAAAAATCGGGACCGAATGAGAAAAAAAAGGGCACTTGAAAAGCAAAAACGTTCAACGGTAAAAATTGATGTGTCAAAAAAACACAATTCTAAAAAAATAGAAGAAAAGTAGTGTCAAAAAAACACAAATAGTATTATTTTGTAGACATTTTACTGTATCAAAAAAACACACCTTTTTCTCTTTATCTTGTTAGATGGTAAAATCAAGCAATATAAGCACTTCTTTTCTGTGTTTTCTTGGCACGGATCTTGCATCTATATATATAGGTAAGAAAAACCTACGGAGTCTTTGACAGACTGGCTCCGGCTTAAACCTGAGGGTAGTAACCCAGGGGGAATTGAAACCGGGGAATTGAGAGAGCACACAAAGGACTACGGGTAGCGCACTTAAATACATCACATCAGCCGTTCGACTCGGCACAGTCCTATACCCTGCATAGCAGGGAAAACAAACAAACCTTGAGGAGGGTGATTATGAAGACATTAAACGAAACAAGAAGAGAACAAGTTGAGAGAGAAGCAAAGATTTTTTTGATCGACCAAATAATTGAACAGTCGGGAGGACTTATTTCTAAGGAAAATGCACCTGATTATATAATAGAATTTGGTTGGCATAAAAATTGTGTATATGCCTCGATTGATGCCCTAAATAATCCTGTTGTAATTGCAACTTTAAAAAAGGGCGTTTTATATTAAAAAATGGAGAGGAGGGGACCTGGCCGGACCCTCCTCATTTTACCCGGGTGTCCTGCGGGGTGCCTGGGCGAAATTGCCGGCGGGCTTACGCAAGTAGGAGGGTGAATATGAGAACTAATTTAACAAGAAAAGAAAGAAAACAGATTAAAAAGTATAATGATTGTATCAGACCGATTGATAAAATCATGAGAAGAAACAATACATGGTATGTACTTTTTTGTGATTCGTATCAGTATGAAGAGGCTGAGTATGAGGAGGGTGAATATGAAGACATTACCAACATGGAAAACAGACAGAATCCTACAGATTGTTAAAGGAATAAAAAATCAACCTATAGGAATTCAAGATTTTGACACAAGGGATACCGAAACCATTAATGCTCTTATTGAAAAAAAAATAGTGAAAATAGAAAATAATAAGCCTTTTCTTACAAAAAAAGGTGAAAAGCTTTTATCTAAAATAAAAGCAAAATAACTATATCCGGGGACCTTCCCGGTATGTCTGATAAGCGGTGCGTCCGGTCGATGAGTCGATCACGTTCAGGCGGGAGTACTAATAACCGAAACCTTGAGGAGGGCAATTATGACAAAGATAAAATATAAAGGAGAAATATTATATAAATGTTTTTTTTCACCAGGGCAGATATATTATTATGCATCTTGTTTGCCCATGCCATGTGGGTTTGGACATGTGAAAACGCTTGAGGAAGCATATCAACAAAAAAAAAGATTAATGGCCTGGGCAGATCAACAGGAAATCGACTTACGCAGATGGAGAGGAGAAGAGATATGAAGACATTAACAAAGAATGAAAGAAACTTAATAGAAATAAGCGAAAATTTTGACTTGCTTAAAGATTTTGAAATTAAAATTTTTAAAGAAAAAAAATATGTCAGGATTTCCAGAAATAAATATATCTGGGAATATTTTTCTTTTACGGATTTTCCAGACTTGCCAGTAAAGGCAAGTGTAGAAGAAATAAAAAATCATATAAAAATGTATCTTTTTTTTCTTGAGGAACAAAGATATAAAGACATGGAAAGCAAACTTACAAAATATGAAAAAAAGTATATTGCACAAATTGATTTTCAAAAATTGTTTGATCTAGAAGATAAGATGATTTCTGAAAACAAATATAGGTCTATACTATTGTTAATGACAAACCACCGAATTCGTATAGGTTGCTGGGGGTACATAAATATGTACCCAGAAGAATTCGGTATATATTACGAGTCATCACGTTTTTATTCTTATCCGAAAAACGGTGTGTTCTCAACATTGACCCACCGCCAAGATTATTCATATAAAAACGAACTATTCACTTTTGAAAGAAGAAAAAAAATGATGATTTATGAAATAATTTTAGAACGCTGCCTAAATAAAAGGTACAAGAAAAAAAGGAAAAACAGGGAAGCAATGATATATTTTCTCTTAAAAAGAAATCTTTGCAAACCAATACTGTTAAAATATGAAAAATTCGAAAAATATTGTAAATCAAAACACATTAAAACAACAAAAGAAACATTTCAATCTATAACCACAGATATATTTCAAAATGTTTTTAGTTCTACAGACAAATCAGAATTATCTATAGGCGGAGAGATCATCCTTGACGCTCCTATGTTATTTGATAATCACGTCGAACGAAGAAATTTCGATTCAAAAATAGACAAATGTGATTTTAAAGGATATGTTCCTGCAGGAACCTGGTTAACAATGGAGGGGAAATATTACTTTCAAAAGATGAATAATAGTTAATTTATTTTCCCGAGGAGGGGACCTGGCCGGACCCTCCTCATTTTACCCGGCAGCCCCATGGGGCTGCCGGGTAAAATTGCCGGCGGGCTTACGCAAGTAGGAGGGTGCCATGAAAACAATAAGAATATGCAAAAAATAAGTCCCTTTGCTCTCTCGGATCTATGTGGGAAGCCGGGGAAACCCGGCTTTTTTTCTTGACATAAAAATAAACTTATGCTATTTTTGTAGTATGGCTTGTCTTACCGTCGAGAGGCGAATTGAATTAGAAGAAAGATTACAAAAAAAAATAGCTCAACTCGAAAAATTGTATGAAGCATTTGACAATTTTGATAATGTCGAACAATACAAATTTCAATCAGCAGAAACAATGCAGCAAACAAAATATCGAGGCATAAAAGAATTGCAGGACGCTATCGATCGGCTTGAAGCATCAATTGACAGAATTAATCGGATTCTTGGAAATACCGGACTAAAAAATATAGTTCTAAGGCGCCGGGGGTATTGTGGCACTATTTGATTTTCTTTTCAAAAAACAGATAAAAAAACTTGCAAAAAAAACAGCCGACAAATATATAACACATTATGTATATAGTCTGAAAGCAGCATATAATAATTACCACTCTTACAGCGATATGTATTCAGGCGCAAAGTGGCCGTATGGTCTCTCGGCTCCCGGATCCGGTTTTCTTATCAATCATTATACTACTCGACAAGAGGTGCGGGCAAAAGTCAATGAAAATCTAATTGCAAAAAGTATAGTAAGCAGATTTGCCGATACCGTAGCCGATATAGGCCTAAAAAGAGAATCTATCCCGGATCCTGAAATTCTGGGAATTACTCCAGAGCAGGCCGAGGAGTGGGCTGAAAATGTTGATCGTCGTTTCCATCTCTGGGCAAAATCAAAAAAACAGCATAGATCGGGTCAATACAATTTCTATCAATCTCATAGATTATATGCTGAATGGATGTACAGGGATAATGATATTTTTACTCGCCTTTATTATTCTCAAAAAAGAGATTTACTCAATCCCCTTCAATTCGATTTTATAGAACCGAATCAAATTCGGGGAGATGCTTTTACCTCTTCTTGTTATCAATTATCAAATGATGGAGATGGAATAATAAGAAATCAGGATGGATCCGAAAAAGCCTATAAGGTTTGGTTACAAATCCCCGGGAAATATGAATACAAAGATATAGAAATTCCCGCAATTGGTCCGAGATCGAAAAGAAAAATGATGCTCCATGGATTTGCTCCTAAATATGCAGGACAGGGGCGGGGCTTTTCTCCGCTTGCTCACGCAATACAGGAATTTGAAAACGTAACAGATTTCTCCTCTTCGATTATAAAAAAAGCAATTGCACAAAGTTCTATTGCTCTCGGTGTAGAGAATGATCAACTTGATCCATCCGATCCGCTTGAAAATCTGAATATTTCGGGAGCCGGTCCTATCACAGATACCGGGGAAGAATTCGTTCAAGCGCAGCCTGCAGGACCGCGTTTGAATTATTGCCAACTTCCGGAAGCAACCTTGACAACTCCCGGAAGTGTCGGCGTTTTTAATATGCAAAAAGGCGACCACCTAAAATATTATGAAAATAAAACTCCGGCAGACAGTTACGAATCATTCATGAATACTTTTGTGTCTTATCTTTCAGCAAGTACCGGAATGCCTGTAGAATTTTTGCTCATTAAATTTAATAACAATTATTCATCTACGCGGGCTATGCTCATAATTGCCTGGAGGATTGCCCTTATATGGCGTGAAGAAATGGCGGCCGATTATCTCGATCCAGTATTCGAGGCATGGCTATCTGAAGAAATAGCTGCTGGCAGAATTCTTGCACCTGGATGGCAGGATCCGATTTTAAGGGCTGCCTGGCTTTACGGGAATTGGATCGGCTCACCCATGCCGCAAATCGATCCACAACGGGCAGCAAAAGCAAACGAAATTAATGCAGGAATGGGATTGACTACCCTGGACAGAGAGGCAAGAAATCTTAACGGATCATCAGGGAAGGCAAATAGAACAAAACTGAAAAAAGAATATAGCGAATTACCGCCGTCACCATTCAAGAAGGGAGGAAGTGTATAATGGCAAATCCAGTAATAATTGATTGTCCTGCAGGACAATGGACCGCAATAGCAATCAAGATAACAACCGGAATAATCTGGATGAAAGATACCAGTCCGAATGTGTATCTACAAACATATCGAGATAATGGCGATCTTGCACCAACTACCGAAGATGAGGGAGTACAGATTTTCATTAATCAAAATTATGAAATAATATCGGCAGATGCTAATATCGATATATATATCTGGCCGAAAGGTGAAAACGGGAAAGTAAGGGTTGATTTGCCATGACTGGATTTATTGGGCCTGCCTCTCCCTGGTGGAATACACAATCCTCGAAAATAAGATTTACATCCGAGGGCGGTTTAGCGATAAGATTGATAAATGATACCGGAGCTGTAAGCGTAAAAGGTACAATCGTAAAAGGTTCACAAAATATTAACAATGCTGTATCATTAATACCGATTGATAATCCGGATCCGCTGGGTGTAGTATATGAAGCTGGAATTCCAAATGGGGAATTGGTATGGATTGTAATACAGGGAATTGCACATGTATTATATACAACAATAGTAACTCGTGGTACTTTTTCGAGATGTCCTGCAGGCGGGGATATTGCTCCGGTGGCTGGACGAGCAATTAATGAAGCATTACCAGTACCACCTTTTGCGACAAATAAGCATTTCCAGGAGATCGGTCATCCGATAGAATCAATTGGGGTTCCAGGTTTGGCTTTGACAATATTACATTTTAACTAGGAGAATAAAAAATGATAGGAACTGGAAAAAAAGGTATGAGATGTGCTCAGCTTATAATTACAGGTGATTCTAATAATATACCAGCAGTTTTTACACTTATGAGTAAAATAAGTTTTCCAAATCTTATTTTTACTCAGCAACTTGACAATCTTATTACTTTCGAAGAAAATACAGGGATTTTTGTTCTCCAGCATCAAGGCGTATTATATATGTCGGCAACTTTGAATTTGCAAGCATCTATTGCAATGTCAACACTCGAATTAATACCGGAATTCAATCAAGGAGATGGATGGAATCCTGGGGCGGGGAAAAAAAAGAAATGTGTTGCAACGGATCCTGATCAAATTGAATGGGCAGGAATGAGAGAATTACAAAAAAATACGCAGATTAGATTTTATTTTGCCTCAACGGGACCGGGAGAGATTGTTTTCAAAACTGAAGTTCTGGATCCTGGAGGAATTCATGAATGTACTATACCCGCTGCAATATTTTATTTGTTTTTTCACAAAAGTAACGAACCGGTTATATAAGGAATAATATGTGTATGACTGACATGACAGATACAGAGAAAGACGAAATACTCACAGCTTGCAGAGAAATGAGAAATGTCAAAGGTTTTATTTCTACAATAAAAACAGAACAGGAAAAATTAAAATTACAACATAGATTTTTAGATGAAAAAATCGAAGAAGAGAAAAAAGAAAGAAAAGAAGAGATAAAAAATATGCAGGATGAGTTTAGGGATATGGAAGAGAAAATCGAGAATAAGTTTGAGATATTTTTTTATAAAATCGGAGATATTAATAAAAGAATTGATTATAAAATAAATATGGTTTCAAATAAAATATCAGGAATTAATAAACAAATATTTATATGGATGGGTAGTATTCTTTTTTCTATTTTAGTAAGTATTATAATGCTAATTATAAGTAAAATAAATGGATGGTTTTAATATGAACAGAAAAAAACAAATGAGTAAAAAAATGATTATCTTTTTTTCTGTTCATATTGTATTAACTATATATATGTTTTTGATTACTTTTTTTTCTCCGGAATCATTATCTATAATGGGAAATTATATTGTTTGGGCACAAATAGCCAATGCCGGAATCGCTACAGGAGGACGGGTGGCTGATGATTTTCAAAGGGGAATATATTATAAGCCAGAACTTGATGAGGAAAAGGATGAATGAAAAAATTAATATTTGGTTTTTTATTAGTATTATTTTGTCTTGTTTTTTGGCAGGATGTATTATTATCGGAATATACAATTACATTACAGCAAATAGAAGAAATCAAGAAGCTATACGAAGAGCAGAACAGATTAACAGGTATAATATTGCATTACTCGAAGGAAAAGAAAGAACTATTGCAGAACTTACAAGATATAGAGAATCAGAGAGAAATCGACTTGAAAGAGAAAGAAGAATTTCAGAGAGAGAAAGAAGAATTGAGGAAAGAGAAAAACAGTATAATAGTCGAGAGAGAGAACGAATTGAAAATAGTAGGGAAATCTATAGCAGGATTGGAGAAGGAGAAAGCGATATTGAAAAAATCGCTAAAACTCTCAAGGAAACAATTAGAAGAGGAAAAGAAATTATCCAGGAAATCATGGCCGGGAATAATTGATTTTCTTATTTGGGGAGTAATAGCAATATTATCATTTTTTGCAGGGAGGATATAACATATGCTTAGAGGGGCAATGTATTATCAAAAAAATCGTGAGAAATTAATTGAGATTCAAAATAAAGTGCTTCAGGACAAAGACGTACAACCAGGGTATCCTACATGGGGAGGCCATGTAAAAAAGAAATTGCCATATGAGCCAGGACAACAAAAAGGAATTACCTGGTGTAATAGAGGAGCAGAACGGATTGCTCGATTAGCAGGGGCAGATACAAAACCTATACTGCATCGAAAAGGAATAGGGCATACAAACGCTAACGGGATGTACAAATATGCCGTGAAATCTGCAAAGAGAAAAATAATCCGGGAAATCGACATCGAAACAGCGCAGATATTATCCTGGAATGGCTTTGTAATTTTAGCAACCGCAAAATGCGTGAAGGGTAATCGGCCAGGGCATGTAGTAATATTGCGGCCGACTCCCTTAGGCGAAGAACAGCTATGCGCTAATATCGGCGGACTCATGGGAGTAATGACCGTAAAAAAAGTCTTTAACGTAAATTATTTAAGCCCGATAAAATATTTTTTATTACCACGAAAAGAAAAATCTTGACAAGAAAGGATTAAAATAGTAGTATTAGAAATGCACAAGATATATGCTTTTTTAGAGTCTGAACTTATAAGCTATCTGGAAAAAATTGAAAATGCTACGCCAGAAGAAATAAAAGCAGCCGAAAGTATTTTTTCAGATAAACCACTTCCAAATATTCTTACAATTAAAGATGGAAAAGCACAAATTTTGATTCATGGTCCGCTTACACAAAAGGGCCCTCCTCCCATTGCAAGATTTTTCGGACTTGATGGGACCGGATATATCCAAATAATTGAAGCAATCAATAATATTCCTGAAAATATAGAAAAAATTGAATTACTCATGAATACTCCAGGCGGAGAAGTGCTTGGGGTTGATAATGTTTTTCAAGCAGTGACAGCGCTTTACGAAAAAAAGGAAGTGATCGCCATTAACCAGGGTATGATTGCATCGGCAGGATACTGGATAGCCTCGGCAGCGTCACGAATTATTAGCGAATCTCCAGTGAATCTTACGGGATCCATAGGAGTTGTTATAATCGCAGTTGATACAAAAAAATTTGAGGAAAAAATCGGAATACGTGTTGTCACGGTGGTTTCGCGCAATGCACCCGAAAAAGTACCGGATATTTCAAAAAAATCAGGGATTCGGACATTACAGGAAATGGCCGATTCTTTGGAACGAGTTTTTATGAGTCGGATTTCAGAGGGCCGCAATCTTCCTGTAGAACATATTGAGAAATTTTATGGACGTGGAAAAGTACTTGTTTCTTTAGATCCGAATGGAACTGACGCAATTGACGTAAAAATGATTGACGAAGTCATAACAGCAAAACAGGATGAAAAAGAAAAAGAATATGACAATGAAAATGATACAATTTATGGTATGGTTTCAGAGTTTTTTGATCCACTTGCACCTTATGAAAACGAACACTCGGCACGTCTTTTAAGCCCGACAGTTTCAAAAATCCGTGTCCGTCGTACTTCCGGAAGCGGAAAAGGAACCGTACAGGGCGTAAAAATTCCCGAATCAATTGATATTATATGGTTCGTTCAAAAAATAGAAGAAAAGGAAGTACCCAGGGCACAGGCTTTAAGATTCCCCGTTTCAACCTGGACGGAATCAGAGGCCCGTGATTGGATAAAAAAGAAAAAATTAAAAACAATTCTTTTTGAACCTGCAAAAAAAACAAAAGCTGAAAATATAAAATCCCCCGCAGATAGTGCGGGAATCAATAAACAGGAGGTTATTATGCCAACATTAAAAAACTTTCTGGTAGAAAATCCCGCCGCCCAGGTCGAATATAATCAGGCTCTGGAAGAAAAATACAAAGCGGGGGTTGAAACCGGAAAACAAGAGATTAAGGGAGATGTAAAAAAGATTTCTCCTTTTCTTACGTCAGAAACTTATGATTCTGCCATCAAGCAAACAGCCGTGAAAGTATTGACCGGGGAAATAGGAATTGATGCTTTTCTTGCCGTAGTCTCAATTGAAGATGCAAGGAAAGAAAAGGAGAAATCTTCCGATGCAAAAAAGGAAACTAAAAAAATCGGCAATACCCCGGGACAACAGCAACAAACTGGCGGAAATGAAACCGGGGATATAAAAACAGAAGCCGATTTCCAAGCAGAAATTACAAAAATTAAAGCACAGGAAGGGGGCAAATAATGGCAGTACAAAACAGACTTGATATTGATACACGCCCTATGATCCTTGAAGAACTGCCTTCGTGCAAGCGTCTTGATCGGGCAGTAATTGCTCAGGATGCAGGAAGAGCAGATCCGCTATTAAGCCGTACTCTTATGGCCAAAATTGCAGCTACGGGAAAATGGGTATCTTATACGGACGAAACGGCTACCGATGGAACAGCTTTTCCGGCTGGCATTTATGATCCGGAAAGATCACTCGGAGATATTGCCGCCGCCGACATTGTGGCTGGTGATGTAAACGATGTTCCTATTATAATTTTCGGTGCTCTTTTTGATGATGAAAAACTTATTATTGAAAATAGTAAAACTCTCGATACCGTAATCGGGGCCGGAACCGTACAGGCACAGACAGTGGCGGATGCACTTATAAAACGGTCATTAATTCCACAGTCAGCGATTTCAGGCTCACAACCTGAAAATCCGGCAGTATAAGGAGGAAATCATGCCAATACCAGTAGATTTTTATAGCCGCTATATGGCGGAATTATTCGATCAACGAAATATACAGGCATCTCCACGGGCTTTTCAATCTATTTTTGGAAATCCAGCAGGTGGCGGACTCACTCATTTTTCTGTCGATGAAATGACAATCAATATTGATATCATTAAGTCGAAAGGAGAAAAACTTGCAGCTACAGTACACAGGGGTCAAAGTTCAAATCCTACGGATGTAGATAACACAACAGATTATGAATGGTCAAATATTGGAAGAACATGGCCGCTCGTTGAGGAATCGGGAAATATTAATTCGACTCAACTTCTCAAAAGAAGCCCAGGAGATAATCCTTATCAGCAAAGAACACAGCTCGAACGCAATAGAGCACTTGCCCGTGATATTCACAATGAACATATGCGGAGATCAATGCGTACATGGGAATATCAAGCAAGTCAATCAATCCTTACCGGAAAAATGCCTGCTATAATCGGGACAACGAATGTAAATTTGATTTACGATTTTTACCGTCCGGCTTCTCATACGATCGGAGTTGCAGTTCCATGGGACAATGCATCCGCCGATATACTCGGTGATATTGATTCCGCCCTGGATATAGGCCGTGAAGATTCCTATAGACATCTTGATTTTCTTGCAATCGGTGGAAATGCAATGAATGCATTTATCAGAGATCTTACAGTGCAAAAAATTGCAGATAATCAGCGTTTCGAGCTTATCCAGGTAAGCCTTAATTTCCCCGTACCTCCAAGATTTGCGAGATATATTAATAATGGCTGGACTGCATACGGAAGGTTACGGACTCCGAAGGGCAGGGAAGTATGGATTTTTGTGAATGATATGATCTATACCGATTCTGCAGGAAATCCACAAAATTATATGCCCCTTGATAAGGCTTTTCTCCTTTCCTCTCAGGCACGGTTCGATCGGTATTTCGGTCCTCGTGATCGCATGCCGATAACTTCGTCAGAGATGATGTGGTATCAAGAATTTTTTGGATTTTCGATGGCAGCACCACCTATGCCGCCCAATACTCCTGCTGATGATATTGTACCGGCAGCCGCATTTTTTCATGACGGATATATGCCAGAAGGAAAGAAAACGGCAGTATTACGTACACAATCGGCTCCTATTTTTGCGACAACAGAGACGGATGCTATTGTGGTACTCGAAGACCTGATAACACCATAAGGAGGAATCAATGGGAAAATCACAAATATATTGGCTTGGTCCAGGAGTATACGGATCGAAAGCACAAAAGAATTTGCTTATTCCGGGTGATCCTATTCCTGATAATTGGTCAAAAGAAAATTTTGAGCGATTTAAAAATAAAATCGGCGAAAAGCTTGAAAAAGGAGTACTCCAGGATGTAAAGTCCCTAAAAGAGGAAATCAAAACGCTTAGAGCTGAAATTAAGGCTATTACAGCGGAGAGGGACGGACTGTTTGAGGAACTCGAAGGACGCAAAAAGGAAGGTGATGAATAATGCCAATTATAGTACCTGACGATAAAGTTTTATATATCGGAAAACGAAAATTTAAGCCAAAAGAAAATATTCCGGCATATATCGAAGATAAAGCAAGAGCAAATTTTGAACATATAGAATTGCCACCCGAACCGGAAACATCGGAATCATCTGAATCAGTACCGGAGGAGTAATGCCAAATTTGCGTGTACGGTCAGCACAGGATGCAAGATATCTAAATGCAAAAGATTGGGGATTACCTGTAAATTTGATTTCGCCTGATGGAATAACGTATGATACGGATATAATAACAGGCGACCAACTTAAGGCCCTTACAATCTCATATGATCGTACCACAATTGTTCCTGAAACCGGGGAAGATGTAGTTGTACCAGATCTTATAGTTACACTTTCCCGGTTATCATTAGAACAAATTCCACAATCCGGGGAATTTTGGATAGTAGAGATTCCCGAAAGTCCAACGAGTGATATTATGAAAAAATTTATGATATCGCCGACAAAAGCAGTTGAAGGCGGAAAATCTAATGAGTATATACGTCTATATCTGCAAGAAGTGGAACAAGTATGAATTTTATTACGATTAAGAATTCTATCACAAATATTCTCGGTCTTGCAGAATCCGGACGTTATCGTACAGTCGGCTTCCAAAGACAAACGAGAGCGGCTGAGGAAGTGAAAGGCAATAATAGACAAGTTACCGTGTTTTTCAGCCGAGGAGATTTCCCGAAAAGTTCCGGCAGGAATACTGGACCTGTTCAGCATGATATTACCTATCGGATTGAACTTATTGTTTCATCGGCTGCAAAAATGGATCTAAGTATAATTAATAATCCATCAAGCACACCAGAACAAAAAGCGGTAGCCTTGGCGGCGGCACACGAGGCAGCGGCTTTGGCTGATGAATTAATGGATGAATTATGGTCTATAATCTATCAAATCTTGATGGATGGCCGCAATGTTGACATGGGTCTTTCTGTAGGAACCGTAGCAAATCGTTGGATAGACTCATTTCAAAAAGATGAGCCGAGAACACGTGGAAAATTTGTTGTCCTTACAGGAATAGGAATTCTTACATTACGAACTGGAGAACAGGTATCCGGAGATACTGGAGCGCCGGGAGCAAATATAATCAATACAACCTTCGATATCAAGGATAATATTCCCGGTATCGCAGGCGTATGGATAGATAATACATAAGGAGGAAAAAACTATATGGGAGTAACGGTAAACAGCAAAGCGGCGATAATTGCGTCAGCTATAAGAAACCAATCTTTCACTACAACGCCCAGGGTAGTACCAAGAAAGATTGTAATAATAGGAAACTATGATCCTGGAAAAACCGATATTGTTCCCGATCAACTTATCCAGGTAACCTCTTCAGAACAGGTAGGCAGTATATGCGGATTTGGATCCGTAATTCACCGCCTTGCAGTTCAGGCATTCAAAGGTAGTAGGGGAGAAATTGAAACATGGATTATCCCGCAGGAAGAGGATGACCTTGGTATTCAGGCGACCGGGGATCTGGATTTTACCGGTTCTACCGGGGAAGGTGGAAATATTTCTTTATATATCGGAGGAATTCTCGATTTTCCTGTAATTATTCCCGTCGTAGATGGAGCCACAGCGGCTGAAATATGTAGCGATACGGTCGATGCAATTAATGCAATCAAAGAATTACCAGTAACGGCAGCAATTAATGTAACCCCTGAAATTTGCGATATTATAGCAAAACAAAAAGGAGCATTCGGTAATAGTATTACGATTGCCTTCAATTTGAAAGGCGAATCACTTCCTCCTGGAATAGTTGTATCCGTTAGTTATTCTCCCGCACTACAATACGCAGGGCTTACCGGAGGTGCCGGAACTTGTGATATTAAGCCAGCTCTTGATGCAATGGGTACAGGGGACAATGCAAATGAAAAGTTTTTTACAGATCCAATTCACGGATACCCATGTAATCTTGTTAATGATGATATTCTTAATTATGTTGGCGCTGGAAATGAAAAAGTAGGACTATACAGTGAATTAGTGCATCGGCCATTTCAAACTATTGTTGGTTCGAGATTAATACAAGAATCTGGGTTGGCTACTCTTATTGCACTCGGAAATGGAAGAAAATTGGACCGTGCGAATGGAGTTCTTGGCGCACCAGGTAGTTATTCGATAGCGGAAGAAATTTCCGCACAGGCAATGGGAATAAGGGCTAGAATTGCAAATATAAGACCGGAGGAAAATTATGTTGACAGATTATTACAAGATATCGATCCGGGTGAGCCAGAAGACAGATGGACGGATATTTACAATAATCGTGATCTTGCAGTGAAAAATGGAATTTCTCCAACAGTCGTAAGAAATGGAAATGTATATCTTCAAAATCTTATTACTTTTTATCATCCGGATGAAGTTCCGGTAAATTCAAACGGATATGCATCATTCCGTAATCTTGCTCTTATCCAAAATCTTCTCGATTCACAATATCGTACCTTCACTACTGAAAAATGGAAAAATTTCACGATTGTCGAAGATGTGACAAAAATTACAAGTACGGTAAGCCGTGAAAAAGTCCGAGATATCGATGCCGTACGTGATGAGTGCGTTAAATTAATAAAAGCCTGGTATGGACTAGGCTGGATATACGAAACATCTTACGCAATACAAAGACTTTCAGATCCTGACGCAATTGTTATAAGGGGCGGAACGGATGGATTTGATATCAATCTCAAAGTAATACTCTCAGGTGAGGGATTAATTGTAAATATTACAACAGCTTTTGACACGAGCATCGCCGTCTTAAGCGAATAAAGGAGGACACAATGGGTGATACAGCCGGAACAATACGAAAAGTATTAGTCGACGGAGTTTCATATGACGTAATGGCAGATACGGACGTAACTGAGACAGCATCAAAATATCTCAATGAATCAATTCCTACGTCCGGACGAAATATAAAAAAAATGACAGCCAGGGCAGAGGTAAGGGAGGGTATTGTAATTGCGTGTAATCCAAGCGAACAAAGCGTTTTGAAAAATGTAGCAGAATCTACAAAAGATGATATACCGCTTTCGTACGTAAAAGCGGATGGATCGCAATATACCTGTGAGGGATGGATTGAATTCGAAAGCGTGACGACCATGGAAAACCGCGGCTCCATAAAAATGTATAACAGGACGGAATGGGAATCTTTCGTCGCTAATTAATTACAAAACCAAGGAGGAAAAGATTAATGACAAAATCTCTTAAAAAAATTGTATCCAGAATGAGAAATAATAAAAAAGAAGAATTTCAAATTTCCGAAGAATCGGCACTTAATGAAATTTGCAAATTACTCGAATATTATGATATTGATATGGAACGCCTTGAAGTCACAGACGATATCGAAGTTCAAGGAGAAAGCGTGTTATATAGCCTTATAAGATATTTCAGGCTCGGAAAGCTTAAAATAGAACAAAATGAAAAGAATTTTTTTATTACCCAGACTCTTGAAAACGGAACGGAAGTTAAATACGGGGAACCAACTGCACAAAAAAAGCGAATCATGGATAAGTGCGAAATTAAAGAACGTAATATGCGTATACAAATGTTCATGGGTGCCCTTAGTGGAATTGGTCTCGATGGAGTAGATAAATTTAACGTGCGTGATCTTGCAGTAATGGAGGTGCTAGGTAACATTTTTTTGTTAGCATAAGAAAAGACGGCAAATCAACCGTTATAAGTATTATGGATACATGGATGGGAAATATGTTTTATCGGCATCAACCTATTGATGTTATTGATAATATGACTTATTCGGATCTGAAATATTGGAATGAATGGCACGAAATAATGATACGGGCCGAAAAAAGAGTAATTAAGGAGGCAGAATCTAAAAGAAATGCCTGATTTCGTAATTTCAACGATTTTCAAATCTCGAGATCAAATATCCGGTACTTTTGCGAAAATGTCCCGGTCTGCCGGGATTTTCGGTGATAAATCATCAAAAGCTTTTCGCAGGGCCGGAAAGGCAGGCTCAGGATTCGGTAATATTTTGAAGGGAATACTTGCGGCAGGATTCATACAGCGGGGGATCACAATGCTTACAAATGGACTTCGTGAGGTGGGCGATCAATTCATCGGACTCGATCAAAGCATAACAAGCGCATCATCAAAGTTTTCAGACCTGGATCTTAGCACAAAAGAAGGACAGAAATCTCTTGAAGAACTTAAAAAAGCAGCACGTACCACGGGGGCATTAACAGAAAAAACAGCAGCCGAAGCCGCCGGCGGTCTGGAATTTTGGGCACTTGCCGGCGTAAACGCAGCGCAGGCCATGGCATTACTTCCCGGATCTGTTAATCTTGCCACAATTGCTGAAAGAGATCTTGCAAGATCCTCTGATATTGCCTCCGATTCTTTGGGCGCTTTCGGACTAATGACAAAAGATACCGCCCAGTTGGAGAAGAACTTTACCCGCCTTCTTGATGTAATGTCAAAAACTATGACCTCTGCTAATACTGATATAGAGGCTATGTTTGAAACGACAAAAAAGGGAGGTGCTACCTTTACAGCGGCCGGTCAAAGTCTTGAAACATTCAATGCTATAGCAGGAATTCTCGCAAATAATGCTGTTAAAGGTTCAGAGGCTGGAACAATTATGAGAAATATGATGTTGCGACTTGCGGATCCCTCAAAAGAAGCGGCCGGTATTATTAATAATCTCGGAATTACTATCAAGGATAGTCAAGGCAATTTCAGGGATGTTATTGATATAATGGCAAATTTTGAAAAAGCGACTGCAAAAATGGGAACAGCCGAAAAAACGGCAGCATTATCAACAATTTTCGGTGCAAGGGCAATAACTGGTATTAATATCCTTTTAAAGGAAGGCACCGATAAAATAAGGGATTTCAGGGATGAACTTCTTAACGCTGGCGGTACCTCTGAAAAAATGGCAGCACTTATGCGTCAATCATTACAAAACCGTCTTGCAGCTCTTCAGTCAGCAGCTATAGAGGTTGGTTTTCAATTTGTGGAAAGCTTCGAAAAATTTGGAGGGGATGCAATAGGAAAATTCACCGAGTTTATCCGAGCAATACCTATGAGAGAAATTATGGAAAATATAGCCCGACTCGGAAAACCTATAATGATGGTAGTCGATGCCATTATGTCTTTAGGAAGTGCGATTTTTGATGTTCTCAATGTTGCTTTTTCAACCTTAACGTTTAACACTGGAAAAAATATTGATATAATAGGCACCCTTGGTGAAGTGTTCGAATTTATTTCAGGAGTCATAAAATCTTTTGCGGCCGGAATAAAATTTCTTTCCCCCGTACTCGGTCCAATCGTGGCAGTCATAGGAGCCTGGACGATCGCACAATGGGCGCTTAATATTGCCCTTTCAGCAAATCCAATAGGAATTATTATTATCGCATTAACCGCCTTAATAGCTGCGATCGGCTGGGTTGTAACAAATTGGGAAAACTTAACCGCAGGGATAAAAAAAACAGTAGGAAAAATAGGAGCCTGGTTCGAAAAGTTTCTTGATAACGAATTTTTTACAGGAATAAAAGATTTTTTTACGAGCATTCCGGATAAAATAGTACAAGGATGGGAGAAAGTAAAGAAATTTTTCACCGATTTTTATAATAATATTTTAAAGCCAATTGGTGATTTTTTTATAAATTTCGGAAAAAAAATAGAAGAGTTTGTCGGAGGTGCTGCAAAGGGAATAGGAGATATATTCACAGGAGCTTTTGAATTGGGAAAAGATATAGGCGAGGCAATTGTGGGAAAAGAAGAACCTCCGACTCCTGAAAGAATTGCACCAAATGAAACAGAATTGAAGGTCAAGAGTTCCCTCGAGGTTACCGGAAAAGTAGAATTCACCGGGGCACCGGAAGGAACTACCGCATCGTTCGGGGTAACCGGGGCGCCCGATATTCCGGTTGAAGGGCTGGGACCAAATCGATGAGCGATTGGATTGAAAGAACCCGCGGAACAATTAAGCTGACCTCTCCGGAAGGAAATATATTTGAGGCACTTTGGAGATCAAATCGTATATCTCAGGGGAAGAAAATAGGGGAATTTAATTATCCAAAAATTTTGGGCTCTGTTATTCAGGATCTTGGAGTTAATAGTACAAGATATCCCATGATTTTGTATTTTGACGGTCCTGATAATGATATCGAAGGTCAAAGATTTCAGGCCGCATTCAATGAGTCGGGAGTCTGGACGATAATCCATCCGGTACTTGGTGAAAAATTATTACAGCCTATTTCCTTTTCTCCGGATATTAATCCGACAACTTCAGGAAATGTAACCGTTTTCACAACCGAATGGATAGAACCCATTTCAGATGCTGTCATAACTTCGGTACAGGAATTAGAAGCACGGATACAAGAACAGCAAGCGAAACTTAATGCTCAGGGTGCAAGTCAATTCACGCAAATAACGAGTCAAATTGAAACCGGTGAAACCGTGGCGATCACCGATGAGTCGAATAACTTTCTTACCTCTTACGATGAATTTCTCGATGGATTGGCTCAAATCAATTCGGATATATATAATGGAGTTGTAGGAATTAAGAGAGGTATAGATAATACAATATTGCAACCAATCATAAATACATCTGCATTATTCGGTCAATTTCAGCAAACTCTTGAACTGCCGGCACTTGTTACAAATGATTTTGAGGCACGTATTACGCCTTACATAGACTTTGCAACCGATATTTTTACCGGTTCGGAGGGAATAGCAAATACAGCAATTGGAAAAAATACGGCGGCTACAAAGGAAGCCGTATTGTCGGCTGTTATATCAACGCTTGGAACAATAGCGATAACATCTGATTTACAAACCAGACCGCAGGCAATACAGGCAGTGGAAGACATTACAAATTTATTTAATGAAATTACAAATAATTTGGATATTATACAGAAAAACTTTTCTGATAATACGGTCAATAATCAATATTTTTCGCAAAGTCAATCATTTTCTGAAGCATCTTTACTTATAGCTTATATTTCTGCTTATCTTTTGAGAATTTCTTTAGATTTGAAAATTGAAAAACGCTTTATTCTCAAAAAAGATCGGACATCAATCGAAATCACTATTTCCGAATACGGGGGGCTCGGAGAAAATGATAATAATCTCGATTTATTCATTTTCTCCAATAATCTAAAAAATCGTGATATTTTGATACTTCCGGCAGGAAAAGAGGTAGTTGTTTATGTCTGACATTATCTCCTTTCCTACTGCAAATAAAAGATATCAGGTAATTGAAGGCGATACATTGAATTCTATTTCTCTTAAAGCTTACGGAATTGATTCTTATATATCGAATATCGTTGCTGCAAATCCAAAACTTTCTATAAGAGAAACAAATGATTCCGGATTGCCCGAATTAATTATAAATGAAGTATTATTTATACCGCAAATCCCTGAAAGAAGAAATGTAAACCAGGTAAAAAATAGGAGAATAATAACAGAAAAAGAAAAGGACGATTTTACGCTTATTCTTGATGACAGGGAAATTCCTGTTTTTTCTGCGAAGTTATTATTGACTATGGATACGGCAGCGGATGGATTTTCCGCATCGATCGCATGGATTCCGGGGCTTGATAAGGAGCTGGATGCAAGATTATTGCCCTTTAAATATCCTAAAGCTGAAATTTTTCTCGGCAATGAATTACAATTGACCGGCTACTTATATCAGGTCAATCCGGTCCTGAATAATCAAGGAAGGGTAAAAAATCTTTCAGGTGCATCATTTACGGCAGAGGCTATCGATTCAAATGTACGCCCACCTTACGAATTGAATAATATGAATTTGCAGCAAATAGCAAATAAACGATTGAAACAAATCGGATTAAAAGCTATTTTTGAAACCGCTCCGGGTGGAAAATTTGACAGGGTAACCGCTAATCCATGGGACAAGATATTCAATAATCTCACTGAACTGGCAGCACAAAGGGGAATATTAATCTCATCAACAAAAGAAGGCAACTTTTTATTTTTTCTTCCAGGATCCGGAGAAAACTGTGGAACTATAGAGGAGGGGCAGCCCTTGGCATTGTCCTTCCAGGCTAATTATAACGGCAGGCAAAGATTCAATACTTACAAAGCGATTGGACAATCACCAGGAGCCGATGCTCAAACGGCAATGTCAATTGATGATAATGTACCTAAAACCAGGTTATTCACTTTTTCGGTTGACGATACTACTCCTGGCGATATTCAAAAAGCGGCAGACTGGAAGCGTTCAAAAATGCTTGCAGACATTTTGACTATGGCGATTCCGGTTTCTTCTTGGTATGCACCAAATGGAAAATTGTGGAAACCTAATAATTTTGTGACTGTTATTTCAGAAACCCTTGACCTGCCGGATGGAGTAACTTTACTAATCCGGTCCGTGAAGTTTTTATGTGAAGTATCAGGCACTCAGGCAATACTTGATGTAGTTCCGAAAGAAGTATATACAGGTGGAAAAATTATTGATCCATGGGGGATAAAATGAAAAGAATTACATTATGCGGATCGTCAAAATTTTGTGATTTAATGTCGGTTTGTGCGTGGTTGCTTGAAAAAGATGAACATGCAATAACAATGGGATTACATTTATTACCTGATTGGTATAATGCCCCACTGGACCATTTAGCAGAGCATGAAGATTGCTCAAAGGAAATGGATGAGCTTCATAAAAGAAAGATAGATATTTCAGATGAAATATTTGTCGTAAATTTTAACAATTATATTGGAGAGTCCACTCAAAGCGAAATTGAATATGCTAAAAAATTAGGTAAAACAATTAGATATTATAATAATGATATTATAGGGAAAAAGGTTGATGCGATAATTAAAAAAATCAAGGAACCTAAATGACAACTGGAATAATTACAGGGTATGAAATAGGCAAAAATAAGACCGGGACTAAGGATGTTGTACTTCTCCAGGTGCGGATTACTGATAAGGATGATATTCAGACAATTGAATTGAGGAATAACCCGGGAGTTGATTCTATACCGGCCTTAGGATCAAGAGTTGTAATATTACAAATAACTCCATCCTGGAAAATTGCGGTTGCTACAAGCGATAATATAACTTCTGATAGTTCGGACGGAGAAATGCGGCTTTATTCGCAGGATGCCGATGTCATAATGGCCTTTATGAAACTTCTAAAATCCGGTATAATAGAAATTAATGGAAATGGAGATTTTGCCGTGAGATTTAATGCCCTTGATACGGCTTTACAGGCTTTTATCACGGATTTGAATACGAAACTTACTACGGCTTTTACGGGAGTCGGTGGGGCCTGGCCGGGAACATCTCTTGATATTTCGGGAGCAAAAGTGGATGAGGTAAAAATTATATGAGCCTTAAACGTTACCAAGGAGATCCAAGGATTTTTTTAGGGCCGGACGGTTCCTATTTCTCATATAAGGGTGGACAGCCTGAAATGGACCGGGGCTTTGAAAATCAGGTTAATATTCAATTATTTACAATGCCAGGCTGGTGTGGGAATATTTTTTTAGGGCCGGACAGTCAGGTTGGAAGTAATTTTCTTGATACTGCGAAAGGTGCAATTAATATTGATAAGCTTAACGATACAAGACAGGCCGCAGAAAATGCATTGAAAAATCAGGCATTTGGAAAAGTTCAGGCAATAGTCACAAATCCTGAAAGCAATTTTTTGAATGTTGAAATTATAATTGAGCCACCCGGAAAGGATATACAACGCCTTGTATTATTAAGAAATTGGAATAATTGGATAGAGCAGGCTAATGACCCGGCTTACAGGAAGGAATAATGAAAAATATTAATATCGAGATGACTGATGAATTATGGAAATTATTCAACAAAATCACAGAGGAAGTAAATATGCTAAGACCGGATACTATTAGGGATGTGGCTTTAATTTTTTTTATTGAAAGTGGAATTAAGCATTTTAGCATGGGGAGAAATACTCTTGAACGATTGCAAGAAATAGAAAATCAATTATCTGGGGAGAAATAAATATGTCTCTAAGAATACCAACGACACAGGAGCAAGTCGATCAAAATATAGCTAATCTTGAAAGTAGCCTAAATCAGGAAACTCCGGCCGTAGATGTAGCGTATAACAAAGTCAATGCAGTTATGAATGCCCTTGCCTTTACTACATTGTACAAATTTGCAGTAGAAAGGGCCCTGCAGAATCTTGTGCTTACGGCTACCGGGGAGGACCTGGAAAAAATCGGTATCAATTATGGAGTTATAAGAAAACCGGCCGAAGCGGCAGTCATTGAAATTTCACTTCCCGCTACAAATGGAACAATTATACCTCTCACGGTAATATACACGGCAGATGCGAACGGATTACAGTATTATCCGGAAACACAAGCAACTGCATCCGGTGGATTCGCAGTACATAATGTAAGATGTGAAGAGGTGGGAATTTCGGGGAATCTTATCATAGGTGATACATTACAAATAGACTCACAGATACCAGGTGCGCAAAGAATAGCAACTATAACAGCGCTTGTGAATACAGGTGCTGAAAAAGAAGATCAAGAAGTATATCGTAGGCGTATTCTCAATGTAATAAGAACAAGCGGAGGAGGAGGCAATACAGCAGATTACAGAAAATGGTCTGAACAAGTCGCAGGTGTTACCAGAGCTTATCCTTATTCGGGAAATCCTACCGATCTCGAAGAAAATGACGAATCCAGTGTACCTCCTGAAAGAACAATATATATACAGGCCGATAGTGATATCGATCCGGATGGAATTGCACCACAAAGTTTGCTTGATGAAGTAGAATCGGCTATTATTACCAATTTGATTACTAGTATTTCGAATGAGCCTTTGGGGCTTACTAGCGAACATCTTTACGTACGATCTATCACAAGGACTTCAATTTTTATAAGAATTATTAATCTTGATGTTGATTCTACCATAGAGGCTCAGGTGAAAGAAGATATCGAGGATGAACTTGAAAAGTACTTTTATAGGCTAAAACCATTTATTTCGGGATTAGATTTTGAAAATGATCGAAAGGATAGTATAACAAATGCGTCAGTTGCCTGTGCGGTACAAAAAGTAGTTGAGGCTTACGGAGGATCGGTCGAGGGAGTAGGATTTGGTCTTTTACCAGGTAGTTTCGTATCTGCTTACGTGTTGCTTCCGGGAGAACTTACAAAATTGGGTGGGGTAGATTATGTCACAACCTAATATTTCCCGCAGACTACTTAATGCACTATTACCGGATGGACCTCCATGGTATCCGAAAAAAAATGAAGATTTTGATAAATTCCTCAATGGCCTTTCTCTTAATATCGAAAATTTATTGTTGTACCTCGAGCAATTAAGTAATGTAAGAAATCCTTATAATATACCAATTGAATTACTTCCCGATCTTGAAAAAGAATACGGAATAATTACAAAAAATAATATCTCAATTGAAACACGGCGGATGCAGCTCGCTGTAAAAATATATACCAATGGAGGCACTGGAAGTCCGGATGATCTACAAAATGCTTTACGCGGTGCCGGATTTGATGTTTATGTTCATCCAAATGATCCGGCGATTGATCCGGCTATTTTGTTGGATCAAAATTTTCAAGTAACAATTGGAGATCCGGTTTCTGCTTATATCGGAGATCCGAACGCTTATTTCGGAAAATTTGGCGGTTATCTTTTGGTTAATGGTTCCATATTTACCAGGCGGCCAAAATATTTAGGTATTGGAGATCCGGTTTTTGCTTATATCGGAGATCCGAATGCACAAATTGGTTATTTTTTAGGTTTAGAAATTAATGAAAAAACATATAATATCCCCACAGATTCTGATACATGGCCTTTTATTTTTTTTGTAGGTGGACAGGCTGCGAGGGGAGGATCCGGGGAATTGATATCGATAGAGAATGCAGAAATTCCGGCTGAAAGACAATCTGAATTTGAAAATATAATATTACGGATTAAGCCTGTCTTTACGTGGGCTGGGATAATAGTAACGTATGTTTAAGGAGGAAAATTAATGATAAATTATCAGACTACATTTACATATACAGATGGAGTTCCTTTTCCCAACACAAAAACGATTAATGCATCCGGAGCAGGAACGGCGGATGGAACGGAACTGGTTAAGGCATTTGGAGATAATATATGGGGACCTGCTCAAGCTTTGCTCCATGCGGCCGGACTTACTCCTGATAGCGTAACCGAAGCGCCAGGTACTTCACAGATACTTGATGCAATTAGAAAAATATCAGGATCCCCGGGGGAGGGAGTAATTTGGTGGAAGAGTGTTGATCCTTCTGTATCCGGAGATCGTGTTTTGCTGCTTAATGGACAAGGCATACTTCGTGCAAATTATCCGGAACTTGATGCTGCTGTATATGTGGGTGATCCGGATAATCCAACGGCATCGGCTTTTTATCATGCAAATGATGCGGCCGGAACTTCAAGAAACACGGCCGGAATATATTTAATTTTGCCGGATACCAGGGGTTATGTGTTAAGAGGTCTTGATCTTGCCTCAAGTGTGGATCCGGATGGAGCCAGTAGGGATATAGGGAGTATCCAAGATTTTGCACTTGAAAATATTATCGGGACTATGACGCTAAAAAATCAGGCAAATGCCGCGGCACCTACCGGAGTTTTTGCACAGACTCCTGGTGCTTCTTTTCCCGGTCTTTCTATAACACTTGGAGCATTATCTGAAATTATGACTTTTGATGCATCAACCGTGGTTAATACAGCCACAGAAACCCGCATGATTAATATTGCCACAAAATTTGGTATAAGATATTAATTTTTATAATACAAAATTAATAAGGAGGAAATATGCAGACTGTAATTTTAAAAGAAATTTCAGGATATAAAATTATTCGTGGATTTAGTCGGCTTACGCCAGATCCGGTTGAAACAAAAAAAATAATAGAACAAAAGTTAAAAAAAAGTAAAATTGCAAAGCGTATCGAGTCATTATTAAGACAAATTCAAACGATTAATAAAGCAATAATTTCTATTCATCCGGCTGCACCTCATTGTGAAAATGAAACACAAATACGACAGCTTTTCATATCCGAAGATAAAGCAAATCAGATAATTAAATATAAGGATGAAAGAGAGAAAGTATTAATCGAATTAAAAGAATTATACAAAGAGCAGGAAAAAGAAAAAGCCGAATTAAAGATTAAGCATACAGTATATTTTGAACCACCGCCTTATGAAATTGCAAAAATAGATGAAGAAATACAGATACTCAAAGAGAAGTTTAAAAAACTTGATAAACATCAACTCCTGGATGTGCACGGAAATATAATCTGGAACTATACGGATACGACATGGTGGTTAAAAAAAGATAAGTGGGAATCTAAAAACTACAATCTCGGAGAAAAGAAAGATCCTTTCGCTAAAATCTGGAAAGACTTAACAGATTCCGAACGACTGGAAATAGAAAATCAGATTGAACAGGACAGAATTGATGCCCTAAGTCCTGAAGAAAAGAAAAAAGAAAAGCAAAAGGTTATTGATAAGATTTCCATGACGGCAGTAAATAAAAAAGTAAGTTTTGAGATAGCGGGTGACACATCGAAAAAGGCATTTGCAAAATCAAAAAAATGGTATCAAGAAAAAATAGAAGAGATAGAAAAAAAATACGGATAACCGGAATCCCTTCCGGTAGTCCTCCTTGGTCCGGGGGTTGAATAATCAATCCCCGGTTTTATGTCTTTTCTTAATTATCCTTAATGTTTCATAACATCCTTTAGGGCAATATTTTGATTCAAAATTATTTGCATTATAGCAAAATGCCCATTTATTGCCATATTGTGAAAACATTATTTTTCTTGCATCCCGTTCATCTTTTGCATTGATTTGAATATAATAATCTTTCATTTCTTCATTGGTTTCGGGATGTTTATGCATTTGTCCAAATGTAAAATAATACGTCATACTTTGTCCTCCTTTAATTTGCCGAAATTTTGTATTTCAATTTCATGTTTGATTTTTTCTATAAGCATTTTCCGATAAGCGACCGGCGGTACACGCTTTCCTTGTTCCCATGCCTGATAGGTACTAAGGGAAAATCCTAAAAATTTTGACATAGATTCCTGGGTATATCCTATCCTTTTCCGATAGCTTTTCAATTGATCGCTAAATGATTTCATTCCCTTTCTCTCCTCTTACGTTTCTGCCCGCCGGCAATTTTACCCAGCAGCCCCATGGGGCGACCGGGTAAAATGAGGAGAGTTTACGTAATGCCCTCCTCGGGGGCCAAAAAGTGCGGTTTAGTTTAAATTTAACTCCTCACAAATCATATCAATCATGTACTCAGCCTCTTCATACTGATACGAATCACAAAAAAGTACATACCATGTATTGTTTCTTCTCATGATTTTATCAATCGGTCTGATACAATCATTATACTTTTTAATCTGTTTTCTTTCT